ATCTAAAGCAGATTCTCTAACTTGAAGAGTCTTGTTACCCCAAATAATTGTTCCCGTATCTGAGAATGTAGCGATTGGGTTAATTCTATTTGCATATAGGTCATCTCTTTCATCAAGAGTTAATTTCTTTTGAGCTTTAATTGCGTTAACCAATCCTCTTGAGTAACCCGCCACTGCGAACCAAGGATAAGAAACGTTATCGGTTAATGCAATATTTTTTACTACTTCACCTGTTGGTGGGATGTATAATTGAGTTGCATTATCCGTATCTCTTACTTGAATCCAAGGCCAATAAGTTGCTGAATAGTTAGTATCCAAATCTACAGTATCTAAACTACCAATGATATCTTCAGTGGTTGTGATATTTGGTGCTCCGATAATATATAGTGAATCGGCTCTTTCATTCTCAACCATATCAATTGCTTGAACAGTTAATGAACTATGATCTGAGAAGTTAATACCTGGTGTCGCGAATACGTTAATATCGACAGCTTCTGGATTTGAGAATGTTTGAATACCTTGTAAATATGCGTAATAATCAGAGTTCCCAACTGAAGTATTAAACAATCCACTAGCGTTATAAGTATTTTTACCGAAAATGTATGCATCTCCGTATGTTCTAACACTTCTGTAAATATCCCAACCATCTCTACCACCAAATACTGCGAAGGTAAACTTACGATTTCCAATACTTTCTAAAAGTCCTTTGTTAGTGCCTTCTAAATCGTAAGGTGTAGTTTCAAAAGTTGAACCTGTAATTGTAGATGCGTTAGTTGATAAGTGGAATCCTTTAGTTGAACCCACCGCTTCAACACCTTTAAATTTCAATAAATCTTTATCAAATCCAACTTGAGATGATAATCCAAGTGAAACTTTTCTAATTTTATCTCCGTTTGTTAATATAGGTGAACCGTCAGCATTATAACCTACAGTGTCTCCCGCCTCAAAATATTGAGTTTTATATTTAACAGCTCCTAAAGTTGAACTTGAGAATGCTGAATTAGATGTAAATCCTTTGAAACCTGCTGGAAACGCATCCGTTGGGTGGTTTTCGGCCATAATCAACATAATGTATTTCGAACGTAATTCAAATTCACCATCTGACGTACCTATTTTTCTTGCGATAAATCCTGGCATATCTGGATTCATAGAACATCTTGAGAATTTTTCAATAACTACCATATTTTCGTCAGTGTCGTTGAAATCTCTAACAATTAAATCGAATTCTCCCGAATCAATGTTAATGTTCTGAATCATTATTTTAACTTGGAAGTTTGCCATTTCCCCGTCAGATATTGTTTGAACTTGGAATAAATCGGAAACGTTACCACCTCTAACTTCTGAAACGACCATAGGTGAAATTGTAGTATCCCAAGGTTGTAAGAAATTATCTCCTTCAGTATTATAAAGTAAAGTAGTACTCAATCCCCTAACTAAACCTTGTTCGAATGCATATTTTAAAAATTTAGAATAAGATTCGTGAACGTAAACAGGAAAATCCTCGTATGGTTTATCTGAAACATCGGTACCAAGTACTTTATTAATAAATTTACTTGATGTAGTGTCCAATGAACAAGTGTAAGTTTTTAAACCACCTGTAACTCCGTCCACAGCAAGTGTAAATTCACCGAATGGGTCGTTGTCTACGTTTATTGATGTCATAGTAACACCAGTATTATTTGTTACTTCGTGAACTAAAGTCTGCACATTGTAACGACCTCTTGGTCTTAAAGCCGCAACCACAACACCATCATTAACTAATGTGGCATCGTATGTATATTTTGTAACGTCGAATGTTGTGTTATTCCACTCAAAAAGGTATGAATAAACTTCATCAATTCCGTTATTGTAAACATTGAACCAGTTTTTATTAAAATTTGATTCATCGCTTAACGCACCCGTCATTGGTGATGAAACTTCAGTACCAACTGGAATATCTGCGGTTGGGATAGTTCCGATTACGAACCAATTTCCTGTTTGACCCGTAGTATATCCGCTAAAAGTCTCAACAATATAATCAGTGATAGATGTACCATCATTTGTTAATTTAGTTGATAATTCAGAATAAACTGTACTACCTGTTACTCCAGAAGTTGGTGCCATAGTTGTTGAACCACTTGTTGGTGCGGTGTCAAAATCTACCACTAAACCACCTAATGTTTGAATACCGAAAGTTTTGTTTGGTTTATATCCTGTTAATCCAAGTACTCTTGTTACGAATAATTGGTTAGATTCCTGTAAATAGGATTTTGCTACATAAGGTAATTCATATTTTGGATTACCCGCACCATCTTTTACAGGTGAAGTCGGTCCGAAATATGTTTTGAATTCGTCGTAACTACTTATTAGAACTGGTTCGAAGGCTGGACCTTTCAAGGTTTCACCGACAATACCAAGAGTTGTTACCCCGACGCTTTGAGCTACGAATGTTAAATCTTTCTCTGATGTATACACACCAGGAGAAACGAATACTCTGTTTGAATTTGCCATCGATTAATGTTTGGTTATTATTTTTTATTACTTATCTTATAAATATCTTTGTTTTTAGCAAAGATTTCCGTACTTTTCAGTAAAAAGATAGTATTTTATCTTTTAATATTATTTTATATCTTTTACAATGGAAAACACACAGAAAAACGTTAAAATAAGTGAAAAACACCACGATATGTTAAAAACTTATTGTGATAAAAATGGACTTAAAATTTATAAAGTTATCGAAAAATGGATTGACGATAATTGTAAACCTAAAAAAAAGGACATTTATGGGGACGATTAATATAAGTATGTTACTCCAATTCTTGAATTTAAAACCGGAACACCTTGAATCGTAACTTCATTTGATGAGGTAATTTCAAATCCAACTCCTTCGTCTTCAACTAAACCATTAATATCAAAAGTTACCACACTATCAATTGTGTTGAGTAACGTAAATGATAGTGATGACCCGTCATATGTGAAATATTCTGTTGTTACTTGAATTGGTTTTCCGTAACTATCTATAAAGACACTATTCCTTCCTTTATAATATGTGATGGTTACACTACTACCTTCTAACGGTGCTGACGCAAACGTTATTTTAGATGTACCTGGAATATGGAAATAATCAACATCCCTTTCTTGAATAAGTCCATTAATTGTTACGTTAAATAGAATACCAATGCTCTCACCGACACTAAAGGCAGTTTGTAAACCATCGGCGGGGAACGTTGCAACTGTAATATCTATTGTTTTGTTGATGTATTTTTTTTGATAACCTTTTGATTGTATAAATTCGTTCATCAAAAACATTCTACTTACCGCAGGTTTCACTTCAAATTCCTCACTATCAATTAAGAACCCTAACATTGTAAATTTATAATTTTGAATATAAAATCTACGACCGTCAATAGTGTCCATAGGTGTGTTATCGTCAATCGAATCTAACACGATGGGAATATAATGACCTTTTACAGATGTATAAGATTGTCTCGATGAGAACTTTTGTAAAACAATTTTGTTAAAACGATTTAAATCTCTAAATTTAGTACAGATAATACTTACCTCAAAACTAATATCAATAGCCACTGGTTGTGGCATCTTATAGATATCCGCACCCATTTGGGATCCATTCCAAGTAGGAACTGTCGCATAATGGAAAGATTGTCTATCGGGTATTGTTCTTTGAATAGAAGGGTTAGTTCCAGGTTGTACATCAGGTTTTCTAATAACGGCGATAAATGGTAATTTCATATTACCATCGTCATCTGAGAAAGACCAATTGTTGGTAAATTCACCCCATCTTTGGATTGTTAAAATTTTTGGTATGATTGGGATTTGAGTACCTTCAGATATTACCTTGAAGTGTGTTTTTATAAAATCCAACATTCCTCCGTCCAAATCGTCGTGTAAAACGGAGTCGGGCATATATGAATCAGAGTTTGTTATTCTATCTAACAACTCTTGTCTTCTTTCCATTACTTGTTTACCTTGATAAACTTCTTTACCTCCGTATACATCAATATTGTTCTTTCTTTTAGGTATTCCCATTTTAAACTCCTCTGAATTCTGTTTCTTGTGCCGGAGCGCAAGTTATTGTTCGATAGTGTGGTTTATATCCAAACATTTTGTGTTTGTTGTCTGACGTAACCCTACCATCATTAGTAACTGTATAATACCTAACTTTATCTTCCGAATCGGCATAACCCACAAAATCACCATACCTAACATCTATCTTTAATTCTTCCAAATGACTAATGTAGACAGATAGAATAAGATTACCAGGTTCCGAATATCTTAATAATCCCGATTTATATGAATTATTCTTAGGTTCCTCAATTTTTACCAAAGCATTAAACTCTACGGGTGGAAAATATTTAATCTCATCTTTCCCAACCTCAGCGTAAACTGAATCGGTATCTGTATTTGACCTATCCACTCTATATAAGACTAATTTCATATTTAGGTCTCCGTGTAAGTATTCCTGACCCATTTGAATGTTAATATCAAAATCGTCCTTTGAAAAAAACTTAGATAGTCTTGTTATTGGTAGTTTATTGTTCATATCTCTTATAAATAGTTTAATATTATGTTCTATTTATGTATATTTTATAATATATGGAAAGTATCAATATTCCCGAAATCGAAGCGAGAGAAATGTTATCAACCTACGAAGGTTCTAACAATCAATTATTGGAGTGGAAACGAAAATTTACGGACGTTAAAAATTTTAAATTAACAAGACCTCAGGCGGAATACGCCCTAAAATATAAAGACGTAACACCTAAAGTGGCGAAGAAACATATTAGTATAGTATCTTCGTTTGGTGAAAAAATTATGGAAGATAAACTTCTAACGTCGGTACCAGATAAAATTTGGTGTGAGAAATTGTTATGTGAATCAGATAAAGCATTCCACATATGGGGTAAAATTTTAGAAC